TGAAGGATTACAAGGATTTATTGAAGATGATATTTTAAGAGCACATAGCAAATTGGAAGGATGGAAAATAGAAGATGATGAAAACTAAAATGATTGACATATTTATTCCGTCGTATCACAGAGCTAAGAATTTGAAGACTGTGAAATATTTCGTTAAAATTGGCTGGAACGTAAAAAATATACATGTGTTTATCGATGATGAAGCAGAAGATAAATCAGAATACGAAGCATTGGCACAAGAAATTGGATTTAATCTTTTCGTTTTTGATATGAATGAAGCAAGGCAAAGATATGATTATGTGCATAGAGCAAGTATTTCGAGACGTTCAGCTGGACAGGCACGAAATATGTTTTACGATTACGCAAAAGAGAAAGGAATAGAATTTTACATGGTACAGGACGACGATACTGAAAGTTATCAAGTGAAATATAAAGGAAAAACTTTTCGTTCAGCTAATATTGACGATATCACAACTATTTTTGAAAGTGTTCGTGAATTGATGTATAAGAGACATATCGGTTGTTTCGGAATAAGTCAAACAGGGGATTTTATCGGAGGAGTAGATAATAAATTGCTTCGAAATAAAGTAATGAATACTACGTTTATTTTGACAAAATATATCTATCGAGGAGAACGAGGAGTACAGGATGATGACACAAGTCAATTTGTAGGAATAATGAACGAAGGATTATTTACAGGAAGCTACGGAGATGGATTAGTCCTCAAGCAAACGATGTCGGCAACTGCAGAAGGAGGATTGACTGATTTATACAATGAATGCAAATTGTTGAATAAGGCACTTGTTACACCGATACAGTTTCCGAGTGCTATTTATGCAGAAAAACAGGTTAAAAACGGAGGCAGGTTACATCATCACATACAACGACGATATTTGTATCCGATGATATTAAAAGGAGTTGGAAAAGATAACATAGCATGGGATACGTATCCTGAAGATTATCCATTTACAAATGAACCAAAACGAAAAAATTATGGCACTATACGATAAACAGGAATTGGTAGAGATGGCTGAAGAAGCGATAAAGCGAAACAATTTGTTTTTCGTTAACGATATAATTGCTTGGCTTCCGTGCAGCACATCGACATTCTATGAGTTATTTCCTGAAGGCTCGGAAGAATCGGAATACTTTAAGAGATTGTTAAACGAGAACAAGATACGTACAAAGTCGGCTATCAGATCGAAGTTATTCAAATCGGACAAGGCAGGCGAGTTATTGGCGTTGTATCGTTTGATATGTACACCTGATGAGAGAAGGATGCTAAATCAGCAATACATCGAGATGAACACGAACGATAAAGGATTGACGGTTAATTTCATAGACAAGTCAAAAGACGACGACAAATGAACATCGAGACAGGGACAATGTTTAAGATGACAAAGAAAGCCTTTGAAGACGAAAAGAAGATCGTTATTTTGAAAGGCGGGACAGGGTCAGGCAAGACGTTCGACGTCATGCTGTTTCTGTTATATATAGCTTTGACTTTGAAGGATCAGGTGATAACGGTTGTCTCGGAATCAAGGCCTCATCTCGACATCGGGGCTATACGTATATTGGAAGGAATTTGCAAGAAGATCGGATTGTGGACAAAAGATAATTGGAACATCACGACGGCTCGATGGACAGCACCGACAGGATCGATAATCGAGTTTTTCTCGGCTGACAGGATAGACAAGGCGCTCGGAGCACGTCGCGATTGGTTATTCGGAAATGAGATTAACTCACTAAAGAAGGACGTTTGGGATGAATTGGCAAGACGATCCGAGAACGTTATCGGAGACTTTAATCCGACATCTCAATTCTGGCTTGAGGATTGGCTGATGAATTACAACGACACGATTGTAATTAAATCGAATTATTTGGATAATCCTTTTCTGCCTGAAACAGAGAAAAACAGGATCGCAACAAGGGCTAAGAGAGACAAGAATTTCAAACGAATTCACATTGATTGCGAGTACGGAATAAGTGAAGGCGTAATATTCAGCAATTGGCAGCAAATCGATTCAATGCCTGAAGGAGATGGAGTTTATGGTTTGGATTATGGTTTTTCGAACGATCCGACGGCGCTGGTAAAAGTTATCGAAACACCTGAAGCGTTCTATGTTGACGAACTGATTTATAGGACAGGTCTATTGAACCGCGATATTGTAAGATTGATGGAGCAATTAGGAATAAGAAAAGATTACGACGAAATCATTGCTGACAGTGCAGAACCTAAAAGCATACAGGAGCTTCACAATGCTGGTTTCAATGTGAAGCCTGCTAAGAAGGGGGCTGACAGCATACGTGCAGGGATCGATAAGTTGCAAAGCAAGACGATCTATGTTACGAAGCGAAGCACAAATTTGATTAAGGAGTTTCGAAACTATTGCTGGGCGGTTGACAAGGACGGCAAGCCGACGAACAAGCCGATCGATGCCTATAATCACGGAGTTGACGCATGCCGATATGCTATTTCTCCAGAACATAATTTCAAATTTGCTATAAAGTAAAAATCGATGGGACTGTTTACAAGAAAGAAAAAGACGGATAACGTTCAGAAGTTGCAAACGTTTTATGCTTCTGTTATTGGGAGCAATCCTGTCGTTTGGTACAGCTACAACGCTGAAGACTTTGTAAAGAACGGTTACACGTCGAACGCAGAAATTTATAGCATTGTGAAGAAGATCATCGACAAGGCTAATGTTGCAACTCCATATCTTTACGTTGATAAGCAAGGAGTTAAATCGAGAAGATACTTGACAACGAAAGGATCGAGAGACACGGCCTTCGGTGCTGCCGAACATCGTCTCGAGATACATAAAGCGCTCGATTACGCACCTGACAATCTCGATTTGTCTATGTTATTGAAGAAGCCGAACAACGAACAAACATGGCGTGAGTTTATAACGCTTGTAAGAATTTTTTATTTCGTGCAAGGCGAAGCGTTCATTTACCGTGAGGCTGGAGACGACAATTGTGCATTGTCGCTTCATGTTGCCCCGGCACATCTGATGAACATGCACATCGATAACGGCAAGCTTGTTGGATGGAGAATGAACCTGCTTAATGGACAATTTCGAGATTTTCTCGGCGACGACATGAACGACATTCTTCACATGAAGATGCCTAACCCGTTGTTCGATGGAAAATATAGTCAGTTTAGAGGATTATCTCCTTTGCTGGCAGGACTTAAATATTTGAAGCTTGACGACACGGCAATTGAGAGTTGGGTTAAGTCGGTTGAGAACGAAGGAGCGAAAGGATTGATTTCACCTAATCACCCTAATCCTGAATTGTGGTTGACACCTGATCAGGTAGACAAGACACAGGCAACGGTCGAAACTAAAATACACGGATCTGATAACAGAAACAAGATCGTTGTAAGCGCAATGCCGTTGCAGTACACACACATAGGCTTGTCTCCTGATGCATTGAACATCATACAGGGACTTGATCATGCAGGTTACAAGCTATGCGATTTGTTGGGAGTTCCAGCTACGTTATTTGATCCGAACCCGACGTATCAGAACATGAAGGCAGCAAGCGAAAGGTTTGTAAAGGAAGTTATATTGCCTTATTTGTCCTCAGAAGAAGACAAATTAAACAGCTGGCTTGTTGAACCGTTCAAGTTGCGTGACAAAAAGAATTACGTTATCGATTACGATCTTTCGTCGTATGAAGAATTAAGACTTACGGCTGATCAAACAGATACTTATTTGAAAACTCACACTATAAATGAAGTGCGTGTGATGCTTGGCAGCGATGAGCTTGACGAAGAATATGCAAATCAGGTGTTCGTGCAGCAAGGCATGGTCCCGTTATCGGATTATAACGTTGAGGATATACAGATTTAAAAGATGAGATTAACGCGTTGCATACAGATAGAAAGCAGAAGGCAGGCAACTTATGAAAGGTTGTTTGCAAAAGAAGTTTTGAAAGCGTTCAAAAAGAACGCAGAGATGTGGATCGATTATAACATAGTAGGTAATGCGGTTGGTGAAGCGCTTGAAAAGGTTTATCGTGTTACATTGCAGGATTATCTTTCGAGACAATGGGATCAATTAGACGGCAACGTTATTCAGAAGAAAGAACGCTTTTTCATGCCGGCATGGTCTCAATGGATCGAAAACTATATTTTGGCAACGCTTGTAAACAAGGTAGTCGGCATTGACGACACGACACGTGAGCTTCTGATGCAGGAAACGATTGCAAGCACGTCGATTGGTGAAAGCAGATCAGAATTTTCGAAGCGAATCAGAAACGTGATGGGAGGTGCTGCTAGCAAAAGAAGGGCGAGAGTTATCGCGAGAACGGAGGCTGGTAACGCTATAAACATAGCAAAAGCGAAGTCGGCCGAAGATTGGGCAGCGCAAACCGACATACCGATCGGAAAGCTCTGGATACATCGCGGCGCGAAAGATCCGCGCGATTGGCATGTTGCGATGGATACAGGTGTTGAGATACCGAAAGATGAACCGTTCATCGTTACTGATCCGAACACAGGAATTACTGACAGAATGATGTACCCGCACGATCCGTCGGCTTCGGCAGGAAATGTGATCAATTGCGGTTGTCAGGTTATTTATGTACGATTAAAAACACAACAAGATGGAAGAAATAATTTTTAAGAACCTTTCAGAATTTCGCGACATTGATGAGCAAACAGGTATCATCAAAGGTTACGCGAATGTTTACAATGT